AATTTAATTGCGAACCATTAATAGTCAAAACATCTGTTTCTGTAGTTCCGTCTACATCTACATTTCCTGAGATGTCTAAACTTGCACCTGTTAAAGCACCAACATTTATACTAGCAAAAGCATCAAAAAATGCTGCTCCGCTTCCTGCTCCGTCTGAATAAACAACTTTAGTATCTCCAGCAGGAATGGTGATGTTTGCACCAGAGCCTTGAGAAAGAATAATATTTTGCGAACCTGAAGTGCCGTTTTCGATAAACCAAAGTTTAGAAACTGTATTAGGACCAATCGTAATAGTACAAGCTGAATCTAAAGTACCAGTATATTTTAAGTATATTGATCTGCCAGGATCGGTTGATCCGTCAGCTATTGTTGTTGTATGAGTATCAGCGTTAGTGGTAATGGCTTCAGTACCATAACTAAACGCTTCTCCTATTAATTCTAAATTGGTATTGGTAGAAGTACCCCAAGTCCCGCTTTCGTCACCTGTAGCGATTTCCTTGAGTCTTAAATCATTTACATAAGTTGCCATATTTTGCCTCTGTTTGTTATTCTACGCTACTTCTTCCCAAGTTGGTATTTGAGTTTCATCTATTTCCGAGAATGAAGATGATTGCGTATCAGTTATAGTAGTATAGTTTGGAGTTTGACTTTCATCAATACGCGACCAGATTAAAAATTGTCCTACTTCTCCTGTTGCTGACACGCCAACCAAGTAAATATTAGCTTTAGCGTTTGGAGTTATAGATCCAACCTGTCCTGTAGCTGACTGCCCAGTTACATTAATATTTATTGATAGCAGTATTGTTACTGAGCCTAAAGCAGAGGTTCCTGCTAGCCCTGTTACTGATATATTGTTGTTTGTAACAAGAGTAATAGCCCCTAAAGCACTTGTTGATCCAAGGCCTGTTACGCTAACATTTGCTTCTGCATCAGTTGCAATTGTTCCTAAAGCGCTGGTTCCTGCCAACCCTGTTACAGGAACATTTGCTTCTGCATCTACTATTGGCGTGCCTAACGCACTCGTACCAACCTGACTTGCAGGTATGATGTTGGCTTTTCCTGTAACAATTAAAGTTCCTAAAGCGCTTGTAGTAGCAAGGCCAGTAACAGCAATATTTGCTTCAGCGTCTACCGTTGCAGTTCCTAGAGCAGAAGTTCCCACCTGACTTGCAGGGGTAACATTCGCTTCTGCTTGAATTTGTACTGAAACGGTACCAACAGATGATAAAAGACTGGGTAAGGTTGCTACTGCCTGGCCATTTACTCCTACACCACTAACTTCACCTGTAGCGGATAAGCCTGTAACAGATACATTATTGTTGGTAACAAGAGTGATGCTACCTAGTTGAGATGTCCCAGCTAACCCAGAAACTGTAATATTGGCTTCACCTGTAATTGAGGTGAGTGTTCCTAAAGCTGATGTAAGTTGGAAGCCTGTAAGAGTAGAGTTGGCTTCTGCTAATACGGTTATGGTGCCTAAAGCACTTGTTAAGCTAAAGCCAGTTAAATTAACACTAACAGGTATGCTTGCAGGTTCTCCCCAAGGACCAATCCCCCATTCAGCTCTACCCCAGCCAGCCATAGCAGGCTACCTTTAAGCTATTCTGATAATAGCAGTAGATGCCGCAGCAGCTGGAAAGACTATAGTAAAGTCTCCAGCAGTTGAAGTTTTGTCACCACCAAAATCAATCGTAGCAACTGATTTATCGCTATTGGTATCGTTGTAGATCATACAACCTCTAGCAGTAATAGTAGCTGTACCAAAAGTTAAATCAGCAAAATCTGTAAACGCTGTAGTACCAGAACTTGTTGGCGCTACTTTTGTTAATGCTGCTCCACCTGAAGTGTAGTTAGTACCAGCTGCTTGACCTGTAGTAGTAAACGAAGTGGTTGTAGCTCCTAGAGTAGCTGAAGAAGTGTACAAAGCTAGTTTAAAAGCGTTGCCGTTAGTCGCAAAATTATGCGTTCCTGTTAGCAGCTCTTTTTTAAAGCTTGTTGTAAGTGTTGATGTAATTGCCATAATATTATAGTTTCCTAATTAAATCAGAGGCTTCTGTCAAACCTGCTTTATCTAATTGATTATTAATTGTAATCCTATCAGATTTTATAGCATTTTGCATATATTGTTCAATAACTTTCTCAATATTGTCTTTGTAAGATTTAACTTGTTCTTGAATATCTTGCGGAGCCTTATCACTTACTTGAATGATTTTTTCTATACAAAGATTTGACCAGAACTCAACTGGATGCCCACCTTCGTTTGTTGTATGTACTTCTATAATTCCTAGCTCGGGTCCAGCCTTGTAGCTCATTACCATTTGTTAGGCTCTCCTACTTTATTTTTTTTAAGGTGACTGTCATGCTTGTCAATTAATATAGGCTCTTGATGTACTTTTTTTATCTCTAAATCACTTAAATTTTTTACCTGAACAGAATTTTCATCTTGTAAAACAATTAAAGGATCTGCAAGCCTATGGTAGCCGTATAGTTTTTGTTCTGCTGGAACATCTGTATCAAGAAGACCGCTGCTATGAGCAACTTCTATTTGAATTCCGTCAGAAATACACTTTGATAACCAAAATTCGCAACAAGCTCTGCCTGCTTCTGCAAAATGCAAATTACCTTTGTAAGAAAAATCTACACCAAATAATTTTAAATTTGCCACTTCATTCCAATAAGCAAAAGCTATTGCATAAGCAACCGTATTATTTAAATAATAACAGTTTGTTTGTTTTACTATTTCTTTTATGGGGTAGTCAACAAGACCAGGGCAACGATCATCTAATTCACATGTGTAAATAGGCCCTTCATGTTCGGTTAAAAGCTTAGTCATACTGTTGGTTTGACCGCCAGCATCATCAGTATCTAAAAACCTAGACGCTGGATCCATCATAAAAACTCTATCGTGATAAATAACAGATGCGACTGCGTTGATAGCCCACACCTCATCAAAGTGAGTCCCATGAGATTTTGCTAGGTTGTAATCAAACCAACTTTTTCCCATACCCACAATAGCTACAGTTTTACCTTTAAGGCTTTTAATTTTTTTCATTTTCTCTCCTTTTTTTACGAAACAGAAGTTCGTAAAGAATCGTAACGATATTCGTCTCTTCTTCCTCTAGCCTCTGCTTGGTTTTTCAATCTTAAAATTTCTAAATTAAATCTTTTTTCATAAAGATTCATCATATCAGCATCACCCTTCATAAAGGTATAAGCCTCAACTAAACATCCATATAACAAAGCGTTTCTTGCATTTTGAGAAATCCACGTACCAGATGTTTGACTTGTTAAGCTGCTAGGATCATACAAATAATGAAGCTCAACGTTGTAATCTTGGTCTGGAACGGGAGCCACAATAAGAGTAGATCCATTATCAGAACCTGTAGAAAGTTCTTTATCAAAATCTGCATAGTACAAAGGCCTTCCTCTTTCTGAAGTAGCCGTTGGATCTGGAGTATATTCCCGCATAAAACTTGTATGTTTTTTATCTAAATAATGATAGTCTCCATTACCGTCAATTACAGCTAAAGAAAAACTTAATTGAAAATCTGAAGGAGCTGTAAGATATGTATTGCCAGTAGTTAAATGCCCAGTTACATTTTTTCTAAAAAAGTCTAATTGTATTAATTCAAAAATTCTTTCTTCAGTATTTACTATAAAATCATCTAAAGTTGCAACAAACGTAGTCTCACTATTTTGTACATAGTTTTGTATTAGAGTTTTTAATTCAGCTAATGTCATGATGTAATAATTGTAACGCTTCCTAATGATGATGTCATTTTAGAAATTACAAAGTTTGTTGGTAGCGTTGAAGGATTCATAAAATCATTTTGATAAATATTAGAACTTGTAACTACCACAAAGCCTTCTCCAGCTTCTTGATCATTATTTGGTCTTGGTTTATATAAAGCTTCAGGATCTGAAACATGTGGCTCTGGCTCTAATTGAGGATGTTTTGGCTCATAACATTCAGAGCAAACCTTAAAACCTGTCCACTCTTCTTTTAATTCACTAAGCTTAAATTCAAAAGAACATCTGTCGCATAGTGCTATCGCAAATTTACCAAGTGCGTAAGCCATTTTAATTCATCCTAATACTTGGTCGTATTCTAAAAGAGGCCCTATCTTCATCTTGATCGGCAGCTCTTCTAAATTCCTCTTCATACAAAGCTTTTAACTGAGGTGTTAATTGTGGTGCTTTTTTTAAAGACAAGTAATAAGATAATCCTGCTACAAAACAAGGGTAAAACCTAAAAGGCATATCCATAGTATTTGTTGCAGCATCAGCATCATCCATTCTAATAATTTTGTTAAATACCAAAATATCGGTAGAGTTTTCTGGGGTTGGCCATACCTTTAAAACAGGAGCAATTGTCTTATCTAAAAAGTATTGAGACGGTCTAGCTTGAGTTTCTTTGTTTGGTATATTTAAATATGCAGATCTACCAACCCTACTGATAGAAATATCAGTTTGAACATTATTAACCGTTCTCCTGACTACCACGTCTAAAATATCTATTACATTAGAATTTAAAGTGTATTCAGCTGTTCCTTGAGTAACCGTTTGAGTATCTTGTTGAATTGTCCATTGGTTTAAGCCTCTGTTGGCCCATTCTGCAAGCATTAAATTAACGCTTCTTATTGCAGTTTTTAGATCATATCCTGTTCTTAATTCAAGACCACAACGTTCGTAAGCTTCTTCAATAAACTCTGTTACGTTTGGTTCAAAATCTGTACTATTTGAAGTTGCCATTTATTTCTCATATAAATTATTAAATGTAATTGATGGATCTAAATAACTTTCATGACCTTCAGCAGAATGCGCCCATTGTGACGGCTTAAAATCTGGAGGTCCTTCACCCGTAACCCACAACGCAGGACTTGTTGCCCTTACTCTGTTATTTGGCAAAGCAATCAAGTTACCTTTCCATTCACAATCCTCAGTTATATATAATACATGAGATTGTTTGTGTTGTGCAGGGTCATCTGCAATTTCATTATTAGTGTAATCAACCGTAAACAAATATTTTGCTTTATAAAATTCAGATCCTATCTTTGCAATCCAAGGAGAAGAGCTAACTCTGTCCATTATTACAAGAGAATGATCTCTTGATTCGCAGTCCCAGGGCTGAACTAAATGGTTTTCCATAGGTTTTGGGAAGTCTTCCATAGGAACATCTGCAACAAGTCCTTGTATGGGCATTCTGGCCCACATAGCGCCCCCGTGGATGTTTCCTTCGTCCCAGTCATCACAATTAGCCTCTTCGCCAGTAAATACAACCTGGAAGCTTAGAGATCTATCTGGAATGGTGTTTACGGCTATTGCAAGCGCATGTATGTACTCATCTTGGTACTTTTCGTGATTATGAGTAAACTCTCTCCTAACCCAGCATTTAAAATGCGGGATGTTACTTATCAGATGTGGCACTAATTAACTTTGATCAGCTCTTCTTCTGTTTGCATTTCCTGCTATTACAGATCCACCTTTAGATTTAGACATAATGCTTCCACCCTTAGACTTCTTCATCATGCTTCCGCCTTTAGATTTTTTCATAATACTGCTGTATTTTGTATTTTTCATTATTTTTTACCTTTTTTAACTGTTTTTTTAGCAGAAGTTTTTTTTTGAGGCATATTTAAATAAATACGATCTTCTGATACAGGCTTATCTGGTCTAACTTTTGCGTTTTTTCTAGCTTTTAATTTAGCTTCCATTCTATCTTTTGCTGGCATATTTACTCCTAACTTAAAGTTGTTACTTTTCTTTTATTGTTCATAACTTTACCACATCCCTTAGCAATAAACCCACCATTCTGTTTTTTGATTCTGTTTTGCGTAGACATAGCTCTATCAATAGCAGCTCCTCTTTTTTTCTCGTAAGAAGTTTGCACTCCATCATCCATTCCAAATTTACTCATAGGTCCTCCTGTAGACTTTTTTTGCCAACTAATTCTAGCTGATCCTGTTTTTTTATTTTTAGCATTATTACATTCTGCCTTAGTTGGTCTGCAAGCAGGGTATTTTTTTCTTTTCTCACCTTTTTTTCGACCACAAGGTTTGCCCGTATTACAATCTACCCAGCCTGTACCGTCATTTTTAGAAAACCAATCTTTAAGCGTTTCTTTTCCCATTATCTTTTTCTGTTGCTCATAATGCACCCTTGACCTTTGACAGGACCGCCAGTTGCTTTTTTAACTTTACTTTTATTGCCCCAGTTAGCTGCACCTACTTTACGACACTTAACCAAAGCTCCACTAGCGTATGCTGAAGGCCAAACTTTATATCTAGATT